AATCTACCTCTTGCATCTCTAAAGAATACTGGTTTAACTCTAACCCACGCTTCAATAGCTGCTAATGGTGGATATTTTGTTGATGGTCTTCTACCTTCATCAATTATAAATGGTAAAAAACTTGGTTGAACTGTTGGAAATGATACCACCAAAGTATAATTTCCATTTGGGTCTTCATCCCACTCAACCGTTAAGTCATTGAGTAGTTCACCTGTTGCAACTGAACCCCTCCTATTGAAACCCTTTTTCTGTTCACCAAAATAACCCTCAGGTTTATAAGGTGTTTGTAATTCAGTCCTTATAGCAGAGTAGAGCAAGGCTCTCATCAATTCCATTTGTTCTTCATCCATAACTTATTAACATGCAGTAAATGTTCCCCCAACAATCTGTTGTCCCGAGATTTGTTGTCTTGATGGAACACTTGAAGGTGGATTTATATAGTTTGCTATGAACATATCTGGTAATGGTATTGTGAATGCCGCATCTAACCACCAAGTATCACTTGTATTAACACAAGGGAAACAGTTGAATGGTATACAAGGTGAACATTGTGAAGGTCCACCAGCAATGTTAGCATAAACAGTGAAGGTATTACCCAAACTCAAATTATTACATGCAATAGTTGCACTTGTTCCACTCGCTACAATAAATGCGTTATATGGTAATCCCCCCGTCGGACTCGGAGTAATACTTGGAGTAGGTTGAGGTGTTGTTCCGATAGTTGCGGTTGGAGTGCTTGTCTGAGTGTTGGTTGGAGTTACTTGTGGAGTTGATGTATTTGTTGGGGTCACTTGTGGTGTGCTTGTTACTGTCGGGGTAACCGATGGAGTTACAGCAATCCACTGCTCACAAGCGTTGATATCTTCCATAACCACAAGGTTTAGGTCAAGAGCCACACCGGCAACATAGTCATTGAATCTCTCCATAAATGGTTGTCCATTTACGGGTAGTGGTGCGTCAAAATAGTCTTGTAAATTCCCCCTCCATATCTCAGATAGCAATTGTCTTGCCGCTAAGGACATATCAGAAACAGCATCCTTTTCGTTATCAAGATTTTCATTTAGTCTATCAGCAAAGATTGTTGATAACTGATAGGTTGTTGTATTTTGGTCATAAGAGACAGACAGAGGTACAACGAATAGATATGGGTAAGTTACAGTTTGACCTGAAACATTTTTTCCAAAGTCAACCAAGTTACCATAACCAAATGAGTTTAGGCAACAATAGTTTTGTTGGAATTGCTCCAACTTGTCCAAGACTTTGTGGTAGGTTAAATAAAGCTCCATAATCTTAAATATTGAAATGATAACTTATATGCGTTATCTTAATTTGGGGGTTTGTTTTTTTATCTTTTCTATCTCTCTTCTCTCAGCCTCTCTAATGTCTTTGTTTCTTGCTAACATATTCAGACATAAATAAATGGGTAGTTTATCTATCTCTTTTATTTTTGTAATGTCGTTGTTTGTAAGTTCAATTGTCGCTGCAAAATAGAATCTAGCGGTAGCTTCTTTTGGAGCCATTTTGGGAGTATCTTTTTCCCCTTCTCCATCAGTCGGTACATTTTCATCTGAGACTCCATAGTATTCTTTATATTGTCTATGTATGTTTTGCTGATGAAAAAAAAAAGTTGTGCTGCTCCAAACCAAATCTTGATTGGTACCTTCTTGAATAACTCAGCTCTATCGTCAATGGTGTTAGCGTCGTAAGCTTCTGTCTTATACTTTGTTCCATTCATCTTAGTTACTGGTCTATAAAGAACAGCTAGTATCTTGTGTATGTTATCTGTTACATTTTCTGAACTTAGGAATTCAAGGTCTTGCCATGCACCCCAAGCTAGTTTCTTCCAATCGTTTTCAAATCCATAAGTTACCTCCTCATAGTCAAAGGTGAAGATAACATCTTTGGATACATTCTTTGTAAGTCTCTCAAATACAAATGCTTCAAGGAATTTAACTTGCTCTTTGTTAGCGTTTTTAATTTCCTTAACATCTATATCCAAATAGGCTGCAAGTAGTTTTGATGGGTCAGAGTTATCTAAGAATAGTCTCTGTGTCTGAATCTTTTGGTATTGTTCCACAGACATTTCTGTTGGAACATCATACTCTTTTTTTCCTAATGTTATTGTAATCATAATACTCTATATCTTCCTTGATGTTTATTTAATGTTGATTCTAATACATATCTAACTGAGTCAATTGTATGGTTATCTGCGTCATGTGGAACATCTAATAGTTTTCCATCTTTATCTGTTTTCCACTTATATGAACCAAACTCTCTAAGGATATTCACAGACTTTTCTGTTATGAATACTTTATGTCGTTTGATTTTATCTATCCCACTAAGGATTGATGCTTTAGATACAGGTTTTGCATTCCACCTTTGTCTTCTTAATTCCTCAATATTTTGGGGTAAAGCAGAGTCACACCATATGTTGTCTGTCTTTTCAATTGAAAATTCCCCCATTTTATAGATAATATCCCCCATTGTTAAATTCTTAACATACATAAGTTCGTTAAGATATAACTCATCACCTCTCTGATATACTTCTACAAGGGTTGTTGCATCGTTGAAACCAAAGTCCATCCCCCTTCCAAGTAGTTTAGCATCACTTGGGACCTTGTCTATTGTGAACCATTTATTGAATACTAATGTTGTTGGTATACCCTTTTCCCCGAGTGAGTAGATTCTATAATAGTTTTCGTCAGTCTCTTTTAAACGCTCAATCTCATCAATCAATGTTTGGGGTAGAAATGGATTTTCTCTCCATGTTGTTTTGAAGTAATAACAGTCATCTCTTTGTTCTAAGTCATAAACCCAAGAGTTAATCTCTGATGGGTTAAAGTCTAAGGTTACCATTCCCTCTGTTCTCATAATAAGTTGTCTCCAATCTTCAAGGTCAAGTTCGTTAGCTTCATTACAATAAAGGTAATCTCTTTTTGACCCCCTTAGTTTCTGTGGTTCATCACAACTAAACCAGTTGATAATTGAACCATTTGGTAGTTCATAATAACCATCTTGTTTGTGCCACTTTGATGGGTCATAAATCTCGTACATATCAAGCACGGTAATTAAGTCTTTTAAAATTGAATTCTTGAGGCTCGGTAATGTTTTTCTAACTATTGATAGAGTTTTCTTTTCTCTCAATAACTTTTGAATCCACCAGATTAAGGTGTTCATTGTCTTACCACTTCTTGAACCCCCCTGTAGACAAACAAGTTTCTTACCTTGTTCTTCTGCTTTAATTAAGTGTGCGAAGACTACCGATGTTTTTATTTTCACCTTTGGAATTTTTTTTGTCTCTATACATTCTAAATGGACTTGATATGATGTTTTCTCGGTAAAGGTTTTTGACTACTTGGTCTAAAAAGTATTCGTGGGTATTTGTATCATATTGGTCAAGAAGGTAAAATGTGAAATCCATTATCACATAAGAATAGGGTTTATCTTTGAAGGACTCGGAAAAATCTAAATCGGATATAAATCTTTTATCACAGATACTATTATCAAGTGTTCTGTTGATTGATTGTTTGATACCCCAAAATAAATGTTTTAACTCTTGTGGACCTTGATTGTTGTCCGCAAATAAGTGTGTTCTAATTTGTAGATAAATTGTATTTGGTTTATCCACATCAATCATACCCCCGTGTACTTGAAACTCTTCGTATTGTTTTAGTTCAAAATGTTTTCTTCTGCTCATAATTATTCTTTTCTAATTTCCATTCATATCCCCACAGAGTAAAGTTTCTTTTAAAACCACGAAGGATATTCTTAATGTTGTTTACACAAGGTTTATTAAAATACTTTTCTATTTCTAATGGGCTTGTAAATGATTGTATAAAGTTATTGTTGATATCATATTGATTGATTACATATTCAGGTTCAAGTTTCCAAATAAAACCTCCACGACTATCAAACTTTGTTCTATTGTATGTTCTCATTATATCCCCATCCTGAACTCCTGTTGCTTTGGATGCTTCTGCTCTATTCTTGTAATCAGCTATGTAGTTACCCTCAAGGTCGTATTGAACTACTCTATATGTTTCTAATTCTTCACCTGATA